TGTTAATTGGTCAATAGTATTCCAATTTTCATCACCAGCTGCGTTTATGTCAATTCTCTTGTATAAACAACTTCTATCGCCTGCGTAAGGCCCCATTCCACCAGCCGGAACAGCAGTTAAACTATTTTGTTCGGTATTAGCACCCCAATTTTCTTGTGTTAAAACAATAGGATACGGAGTAACATAAACTAAACGCATGCTTAAAGGCTCCAAAGGCCCACGATCGGGATGCGTTAGAAGTGAACCATTATCATCAAAGCATTGAACAGATTTAATTCTAAATCTTTTACCTTCAGGCATGTTGATTCTTTTTTGAACCATGCCTACGGCTTGGGCACCTTCAACATTAGGAATTACTACTCCGGTTAGCACTTCTCTTACTGTATGCATTGGCATTACTTCTTCCCCCTTCGGTATTCAACACCCATCGCTTTAAGATTAAGTTGTCCCTTCTTTTTTCCGCTTTTGAAGCGTATTTTGTTCTTTTCTACCTTCATGTAACGCTGCCATTTGCTTAACTTGCGCTTCTTAGGCACTGAATTAACCGCTTGTACTACTGCGGCAGATTCCATAAAGTCAGTGGGAAGTATTGGTTTAACTACCTCTCCTTCCTTAATCAACATTTGAAACGTGGGCTCCCTACCCGCTAGCATTGAACTATATTGATAAGCCGGAACTGCTATCATATCACAAGGGATAATGCGTTCACCATCAGCCATAAGAAATCCAACGGTACCCCCAATAAGTCCGCCAGCCACAGCACCAGGAACGCCACCAACAACCGCACCAAGGGCGGCACCTTCGGCGGCGCCAATACCTGCTTGAACATACGGGTTATCCGTAACGGCGTCGGCTGCTTCGGCAGCGGCAACTGTTTTGGCACCTGCGCCCGCTTTCTTTGTTGCACGCTTTACAGACTTAGTAGTCTTAGATATTATTTTTCCCTTAACCATTCAAAGACCCCCATCAGAGGTCTTGAGCTTGACTTAGCATATCGTTCATTCGATCTTGGGTAACCTTTACTTCTTCTGCAATGATTAGGACATCTACTTCAAGAGTATCATCTGAATTCGCAAGCCATGCATCAGCTGCACAACCAATAAGTAAGTCACTAACAACCGTATATCCTTCTGGATGTAAGTCTAGAGGACCGTAATAACGGTCTGTGTAAGCGTAAGATGTACCAACGGTAGCAGTAGAACCGCCGGCGCCGTCATCAGTAGGTGAAGTCATAGAACCATATTCACGAATACAGATGACATCGGGCGAGGCAATCCCAATGTCACTCATATTTTCGTAGGCCCTGGTACAGGCTACTAACTTCAAAGCAGCGGTGTGACCGTTTAAATCTGCAAGTTCGTCCGCTACCATCCAATCCCAAACACCTGTGTTTGGTAGTTTAGTTGATGATTGTTCTCTAACTTGGAAAAAGATTTGCTTAATCGCAAGTCCTTTTTTCTGACTAACGGAGATGTAACTTGACAAGTCTATTCTTCCATAAACTGTAGTTCTGTTACCACCTGCATCCAAATCAAATTCCATTCTGTCTCTTAAAATTATATCGCCACTATTCTTAGCCATAGATCGTGGGACACAGCCACGGATTATAATCTTCTCGCCGCAGGCGACCCAATCGCGTCGCGCTCTTTATATCCATCAACCCGCACGGCGGGTTGGCTTTGCTGTGCGGGTATGCTGTCGATGGAGGCCGATTTAGTAGTAGATGCTACTAATTGCGCTAGCACGCTTCCTTTTTTCCGATATACATATATATAAATCCGATTTAGTCAAAAATATGAGACAAAAACTCATTACATTAGACGACGAAACGGCAAAAATGGCACAAAAGAAAACCAACTTTAGTGAGTGGGTTCGTAATCAGTTGAGGTCTGAAAGGACTAAATCTGAAGTGCGTGATGTTATCGCACAATTAGAAAAGGACATCATTATTGCAGAAGAAAGAGCTGATTATTGGTACGAACTTTACTTTGAACAGAAGGTGAAGAAATGAGATACATGATTGATTTGTTTGCTGGTTTAGGTGGCGCTTCTGAATCGATGATACAAGATCGTGGATGGGATGTTTGCAGAATAGATAACAATCCTCTACTTTCTGGAGTTGAAAGAATGCACATAAAGAACGTGGGAGAATTAGTAGTTCACAAAGATGTATTCGAGCACGGAGAAATAGATTTGATATGGGCATCACCTCCCTGCAGGGAATTTTCACAAGCCTATGGCGCACCTGGACCTGTAGCTAAGAGAGCTGGTATTGAATTTACCCCCGATCTTGAACTAGTTGAAATTGCCATCGAACTAATAGAAGAATCTAAACCGAAATTTTGGGTTATTGAAAATGTAATTGGCTCAATAAAACATTTTGCAAAGCTAGGGTTAAAGCCAAGACAAATTATAGGACCATTTGTTTTGTATGGAAATTTTCCACTTATCCATATTCAACCAGGGTACAAGCATAAAAAATCTGAAAACGATACGTGGAGTACAGACCCATTACGAGCAAATCGTAAGGCATTGGTTCCAATGGAAATATCAAGAGGCCTAAAAGAAGCGATCCAGGATCAACAATCCATCTTAAGTTACTATTGAAGCAGGCAATCCATCGGCATCATACATGACTGTATTACCATTACCTGAAAATTTAACAGGTGGCGGATATGAACGAATAGGTCCAGAAGTAACTCCGGCTACATCCATTAGTGTAATCCAATTAGGAATATTAGTTGTAGTGTCTCCAAATGGTGCATCATATGCAGCCATAGTAGTTGCTTCTTTGTATCTTGTTCTAAATGCAGCCACATTATCCATTTCTTGATATGCAGCGGATGCTAATCTATTGAAGTATCTTAATACATTCGAAGACGAAATCATAATTTCTGGACGCGCACCACCAAATTTCCATGAAGGTTGAGACCTTCCAGCTGCACTTGTAGTCGGGTCTATGCTATTTGCAGTGTCTGTCAATACTCTACATTGGGCTTCAAGGTTTTCTTTGTAAAGCCCCATAGCGCATTGAACACTATCGGCGTTAGTAACTTCCAGTTTAAGATTAAATGAAAGTTTTGTTTCTGTAGGCCATCCTCCTTCAGACCACACTATAGCAGTAAGATAAACGTGGGGTGTGTACCAATCATAGTCATTATCTTGTGCAGATTGCGGGTTAGGAAATTCTGTTGTTAATTGGTCAATAGTATTCCAATTTTCATCACCAGCTGCGTTTATGTCAATTCTCTTGTATAAACAACTTCTATCGCCTGCGTAAGGCCCCATTCCACCAGCCGGAACAGCAGTTAAACT